TCTTTCATTAAGAAGCCGAAAACTGATTGAGGTACTACGAACGCACCATTTGCACCAACGCCCGAATTAACACCTAAGCGTAAATTCCACAAGTCAGTCCATGAGATTTCGCCGAATGTATCTTTACCAGAGTTATTCGCTCCGCCTTGTCTTACAACTGTAGTTCCTGACACGCCTGTTAAGCCTGTGAAATTTGGCGCATTGCCGTCGCCATTGAAAAACTGCTTGTCTTCTGTTTCTGCAAGTGCACGACCAAGGCCGTTAATTACATAATCTAAGAACGCTGGTGTTGCGTCTTGTAATTGCTCTTCTGACACGATGGCACCAGCAACGATTTTCTTGGCTGTCATTGCAGTTGCTGTAAAGAATGATGTTGAGTCTGTAAGAGTTAAGCCAGAACCTTCGGCAACCACGGCGCCTGTGAAAGCTCCAGAGCTTACAAGGTTTTCAGTTTTGCCACGCATTGGATAGATTTTTGCAAGTGCACGTGCATATCCAAAACGATCGGCAAAATTCATGATTTCTTCGATCCAGAATTGTGGAACCGCTGCGCCGCCTTGATTTGCAGTGCCTGTGTTGAAGTTTGCACGTGTTAAATACTTTTCGTTTGCCTTTCTTGCAATATCGTCTGCAGCACCTTCACGTCCTTTGTGCACTGCTAAAATGTAATCTGCAATTACGCGCGCTTGGTCACGACGTGAATCATGATCTGCTTTGATTCTTACATAGCCGTTTGAATTGCCTTGCACGTTTAAGGGATTTGAGGCTCTTAATGTGTCTTGAACTTTTCTGTTTACAACTTCTTTTAGTTGTTCTGGTGTTACTATTAAATTTTCCATTTTTTAAATTTTCCTTTATTGATTTAGATTAAATTCATTATTTCGTCAGTTGACAATTTTGTCAACGGCTTGATATTTATTGACCTTGCGCCTTCGCTTACAATTGCTTTATTTATTATCTTGTATCCATCTTGAATCATGCTTAAGCCTTGACCGATTTGCGCTTGTGTTGAAGCCGCAATCTTTTTGCCGACTCTTTGCACGGGTGCTTGCACGCTTGCTGTTGCAACTTCTGGAGCTGGTGGCTCTTCAATTGGAGCTTCTGTTGGTGCAACTTCTGGGGCGTTGCCGTTTAATATTAAGAGCATCGCTTCGGCTGCTGCCATGGTGCCAGCTTCGGCCGCCGCCGCTGCTTCTTCTTCTGCAATGCCTAGCTCGTCACGTAAGTAAGTGAGGGCGGCGTCTTGCAATATCGGCAGAAAGTTATCTGTTATTGCTTGGGTTTGTTCGGGGGTTAACATTCTGTAAACCTTTTTAAGTTTGTTGAAAATTGTTTCTAATTTAAGTTTGATTGATTTCTTTATTAAAGCCTCTCGATTTGCTGGTATTGAAACCACACTGAATTCTACTAGTTCAGACTTTGTATATACGATAACTGTTTTACCGTCGATTGTTTGCTCTTCGCTTTCAATTGGTATAATACCGACAGAAACCGCACGCACATAACCAGCCGCAACCAAGTCCGCAACCTCGCATGCTTCTTCTGTTATACGATGAAATTGCAAAGTTGCTTCTAAGTTTTCGCTATTCATCATGAAACCTAAGCATTTGCCAATCGGCCAATCGTCTGAATCATGTTGCGCCAAAACAATCGGATTGTTTAAATATGCTGTGTAATCGATACCGCTTGGAACTATGATGGTTCCGTAGCGGTCAACTTCTGGAGTGCTTACAACAAACGTGTATATATCTTGTTGTTCGCCGTGTTCGTAATAATCTTTTTTTATAAGATCAAATTCGCGTTTTATTATATTCATTTTATATCCTTGTTTTTAGCCTTCTACTGGAAATATTTGACATCTGCAATTAACTGCATTCCCTGCGCTTAAGCCCGCACCAAGTGGCCTTGTTGTCTTTTCACCACCAACTGTAAAATACCCGTCCGCTCCTTGCATTTCGCCGTCGGCTTCTCTGTGTGCTGGTCTTACAAGGCCGTCCCTTTGTGTCAACCACATCATTTTAAAGCCTAGATCTTTGTACACAGCGTGTTGCATTCCGCTTGTGACATTGGCGGCGGTCGTGTTTGCAATCGTGCGTGCACGCCCTTCGCTAAGTTGCGTAAATTTTGTTTGTAGCTTTTCTTTAAGCTCTTGCTTTGTTGCGCCAGCGTTGTTTTCAATCACTTGCACAATTTCGGATTTCATAAAGTCAACACTTTCACGAATTTTCACTGCGGACTCATTTGCAAGATTCTTAATTTGTTCACCAACGGTTCCTGTTAAATCTTGTTCTTTAAGATCAAAGCTTTTTAATAATTCATTTTGCACGTTCAAGCAAGCCTTTTCAACTAAAGCGTTAAACTTTTCGTAATCTTGATCACTTATTTCAAGATTTGCTAAACTCAAATAACCTTTGTCAATATTCGATAAAGTTTCTTGTTTTAATTGTTGAATGATCTCTTGCACTACGGTATCAATTTTCACGCTCGATTTTTCTGTAAGTAAATCATAATCACGCCAAAAAGCGTCTTTGCTGTCCGCTGTTATAATTGGCAATTTTGCACGCTTGTTAAAGGTAAAACTTCTTGATGCAAAAGCTGGCGCAACTTTTGGGATACCAACGTTATCTAAAGGAATATAACCATTGCCAATAAGCGCAACATTACCGCCTTCAATTGCATCGTACCCACGTTCTTTTCTTGAATCATTGATTGTTTTGATTCCCCATTTCAATTCAAACTCTTCTTTTTTCATGTCAAGTTCTGGATCCGCATATGCATACGGAACGGGCTCAATTAAAATGTCTTCTTCGAATCGTCGAAAATGCCTGGTAAACTCTTCTGCTATGTATATCGCTTCTGGATCAATTGTGTTCTGTCTAAAGATTGCGAATTGCACTTCGGCAGTTGCCCTGTTTTGGAATTCACCTGTAAGCATTCCTGGTGGCACGCCAAAGACTTGCGCAATTTGCGAGCGTGTATCCGCACTGACTGAATCGTAGTTCACACCAAGCTCGCTTTTCGGTGGCAATTGCAATTGCATACCACCACCAAGCAAAGCACGCAACTTGTAATCTGGTAACTCTTCATTCCAAGATGCTTTGAGCTTATGCCACTCTTCGATATCAAACCTTTCTGGGAATGTAGCAATCAAAGGTGGCACGGCATTATTTGCAAAAAGCCTGTGTAAGTATTCACTCACTTCAACATCAATATTCGCATAATCCAAACAAGCGGAAACCAAGCCGACCCCAAAGATATTCATTCCAACAATCTCATCTGGCCTTGCACCAGGATGAACTCTTGCTAAGTGGATCATTTCATTTTCTGGTATTGGTATTACGCCCTCTGAAACGCTTTGGTACGTATAGCCTTGAATAAAGTTATCCCCACCCATAACAACACGCACGCGCGTTGGATTCAATACCCACATTTGAAGCGGTACTTTATAGCCAATTGTTGGCGTCCATATGAAAGCATTACCGTTTATTGATAACCAATTTTCGATAAAACTGAAAACCTGCGATCTAGTAAAATACGGGTTTGGATTTGCAATTAAATGCGCCGCCCAGTTATCATTGCCAACTTCAGACTTTGTAAAGTTGTGCTCTTTGAACGTGTTAAATTGAATTGCGCTTAATGCGTTCGCCCTGTGTTGCAAACAAGCAAACACCGTGCCACGCAAACTCATTGAAAGCTCGTTCCCTGTTGGTATTGCAGTTACTTGCCTATAAGAAGAACTCGATTGATAAGGGCGTTGCAACCTTTTGCCACTTGGTAAAATGGCATTTGAAATTCTTTGTCTGATATCGTCAAGTAAGCTCATACGTATATACTCGGAGTTTTGCGAATAGCATTAAACGCATGACTTAATGCGTCTATATAATCGTCGTGCCTATCTTGTGGCGTTCCTGTAAAGCTCAAAAGTTCGTCTGTAAATTCTGGATCTAAGTGCGTCACGTGATACACAAGCCCTTGTTCGTACCTTGCTTCGACGGGTTGAAACCGTGTAATCTTGTCACGGGTTGAGTGCACACCAACAACGTTCATTCGTGTGTTCCTTTTCAGTTCTTGCACCATATACGCTTGCGCTTGGTTTGATTCGACCGCAACCACACGGGCTTGCCATTTGGATTCCATTGCGATAATTTCGGAGCCAATCTCGACAAAGCTCCAACGGCCTCTTTTTGCATCAACGATCACGATTTCACCTTGTGCAGTCGTGCCAATTGTAATGATCGCCGTATAATCTGCAGTTTCTTTTTGTGAGATCGCAAGATCGACACCAATATAATAAGCCGTGATCTGTTTGTTATCTGATAACTTGATCCAATCCCGCTTAACTTTAGACGCGGAACGGTCAACGTATTCAGCAAGGAATTCTTGAGCGAATACAATTGACGGCATCTGTTCTTTTTGGCGATCAATTTCGGATTCTTTAATCTGTCCGCCCTCGTAAGTTGAGTAATGGAACGATTGCCAATCGGAGTAAATATTTGAATTTTGGTCAAGTTCATGAAAGTGATTTTTGCCTTTTGGTGTCGAAAAAAAATACGCATCGCCTTCGTAATCTGCTAGCATCGGACTTATAACAAAGTTCCAAGCGTCTTCTGCATTTGGGCAATGCGCCCACTCGTCAAGGATCACTCTGTGAAACTTATTACCGCGCAACCCGTCTGCACGCCAAATACCTTCTAAGTTTAATTGCGAGTTGCCTAGTTTAATCTCGCCGTCTTTGAAAGTCGCTCCAAGTGGTGCGAATAATTGCCTTGCTTCGTTTTGCCGTCCTTTGAGTTCCGTGTAACTTGGCGCCGTGTATAAAACCATTGCGCCGTCAACTTCCAGCATCTTTTCAAGGGCAAGAGCAAAAGCGAGATAAGACTTACCAAAGCGACGACCGCACCGAATAACATTAAACCGATTGCGAGTGTTAATAATTTCAAGTTGTTTTGCATGGGGCTTAATCCTTATTTTCATGTGGCACGCCCCAGACTAATTCAAGCCTTGCTTTTGGTTCGTCGTCGTGTTGCTTACTTTCAGGATACGCACGCTTAAGCAAAAGTTCGATTGCACGGATATTACCTTTTGTAGCTTCACGTCTTAAGATTTGCAAAATAAGTGACAAGGCATTCATTCCGTCCTTTTCATCGCTTAACAACTTTGCCATTTCTTCTTGCAAAGATGGCAATTTTGGGCGTCCCTTTTTGTTGATGCGTTCTGGATTCGTATGAAATCCTTTGCCTTTGAAATTTTCTGGGTTACCTAGTTTTGGCATTATCTTTTCGCTCCTGACACAACACCCAAAACCAAACCAAGCCCAAACGAACCAACCAAGAACCCGTAGTTCTGTTTTGCTTCAACTGGTATCGTGATTGTTTGCACTTGTATTGAATCTGGACGTGGTCGATAAACTAAAGAAAAATAGCCCCTGCGGTTTGTGTAATTAAACGCCATGTTGATCGTGTCATTTGTGGACGTGATTACGCTATCCGCTTGAGCTATAAAGTTGGTATCATTGCACGGAATATCGAGGGTGTCAGTGTGAAAATAATCTTTGTATTTTAGTTGCACGCTTTTTACTTTTATTGTATCTTTAATATATACGGGACGTTCAACAATCCTTGTCACAATGCTTGTATCGTTTTTGATTGCAGTTCCTTTATTGCATGAATGACCAAAGCTCAAGCCTATCAAAAGCATAAGCAAAGCCCACATAACACACGCAAAAAAGTCTCTGTTCATCATTGCAATACAATCCCGTTTTCAATTAAATAATTTTTCACGTTCCCAACTTGATCGATAATCGCAAACCCGTGATTGCTATTCGAATGTGGCATATAATTCATGACCAACTTGCACAAACAACCAATCGAATAACACTTGATAAATTTATTGTCTAAGCTCCGACCGCTTGAAAAACTTGTTCTGTGCACGTGCCCTATAACCGTGTCGACGTACGTTTTTAAAATCAGCGTTCTTGCTGGATTAATACCTCCGCTCACCTTGAATTCGTGACCATGTGCAATAAACGTTTTGCCTACTTTCATAAACTGCCCTGACTCAACAAATTCAATACCGTATTCATCTAAGTGCAAAAGGCTAGGCCAATTTATAAGCTCTTGCACGGCGTCGGCATTACGAATTAAATACGCTTGCAACCTGTCTTCGTGATTCCCAGCCTTGAATATAATCCGCACGTCTGGAAACTCATTTCGCAACCCCTGTAAAAATTGCCTTGTTATTGCAAGTTCTTCGGTAAAACGTGGTGCCTCTGGTTCCTGTGGATGCCTTGATAATCGATGTGAGTCAATTACGTCACCATTCAACACAATGTTAATACACTTTTCACGCTTTGCCGTTTGTATCGCCGCTTTCAAAGCTACGATGTCGTGCGCCCCGAAATGAATATCGCAAAACACCGCCGTCTTTCCTTCAATCCTGACAAGGGCGTGTGATTGGTTCCGACCGTCTGGCATTGCATCCAACCAGTCCATAGGGGCGTCTGGTTCTGCGATACCTCGCATCTTGGATATCACTTCGGCCTCGTCCATTTTAAGGCGTAGACGAACCGTGTGCTTGGTTTCTTGATAACTCAAGATAAGCCCAAAGGAGATTCAGTACCGCCGTATTTTTCTAGCAATAATTGTAATAACTTTTGTTCTTCATTCAGTTCAATGGGTTCCACGTAATTTTGCAAGCTCCATTCGGTTTCATGTTCTGGAGTGCAAACAACCGCTTGTATATTACTTGCTAAATCAATTGGCGTTAAACCATCCCAAATAATAATATTTTCAATTTTGCCAGTATCTTTGTTTATTAAAGCGTAATTCATTTTAACCTATCGAAAGTATAACACAAATACCACCGCCACCATTACCACCACGTCCACTTGCATAGCCATTGTCACTACCAGCCCCACCACCACCGCCCGACCCGTAAGAGCCGTCACCACCACGGCCAGTTGCTTGTGCTGTTTTATAGGATCCTCCACCGCCACAAGTACCAAGCGTTAAATATCCATAAGTAAAGGTTACGCCGTCATTGCCATTGCCGCCGTTGGTGCCACCGCTTGAAGCGGCGACGCTTGGCAATAAACCGCCCCACACATTTATACCACCACCAGTTGCAGTTGCAGTCCCATTTGTCGGAGCCCCAGCACCACCGCCACCCGAATATCCACCTGTAACAATGTTATTAGTAACTGTAAGGTATGTAATATCCGATACAGAAGCGTTACCACCATTAGACCCGCTACCTAAAGAAAAAGCTCCAAAAGGAGTTGTATTTGCCATGATTTGACCTCTTAATCCAGAAGAAGCGGAACCACCCGAACCAAAGTTAGTCGCCAAAGTACTAATCAAAGAACCAAAAGAACTTACACCGCCGTTAGTGCCATTATCTCCGTTTGTGTTGTTTACGGTAATTGAAGCGCCACCCGTGCCACCAGCTCCAATTGTAACTGTTTGGTCGCCTGTAACTTGTGCGTCTGAAAATTCTGCAATCACAATACCAGCCCCAGCACCAGAACCCCCGCCGTATCTTACTGAACTAGTTGCCCCCCTTCTGCCAGAACCACCACCAGCACCGCCACCAACCAAAAATACTTTAAAGTATTTTGCCCAAGCTGGCTTTGTCCATGTGCCTGTGGATGTGATCGTGTCAACTTGCACTAAAGCACCCGTGCCACCGCCACCAGATGCGCTTAATGTCGTGCCCGTCATTGCTAAACCAGAACCTAGAGTGATTTCTTCCGTATCACCAGCACCAGCTGCGGAACCACGGCCAAGAAGCTTTGATACCGCCGAAACGTTTTGCATCTTTGCATATGTTACGGCGTCATTATCGATTGTCCAAGTAGCTCCAGAAGCACTGACTGTAATGTCCCCTTTATCACCATCCGAAACACCACCGCTAGCCGCTAGCGTGGTGCCTGTCATTGTTAGCCCCGTGCCAAGTGTAATTTCTTGAGTATCACCAGAACCTGAATCGCCACGCCCCAAAAGCTTCGAAGCAGCGGAAACATTCTGAATTTTTGCGTAGCTTATTGCATCATTGTCAACAGTCCAAGTGGCACCCGACCCGCTTACAGTAATATCCCCTTTGTCACCATCGGACACACCACCACCGCTTGCTGTAATAAAGCTCAAAGCCCCTGCGCCGTTGGTACTTAAGACTTGTCCGTTCGTACCGCCAGCAATTGTAAGCTTTGTTAAGTCGGTACTAATCGTATTTGTACTGTCAATTGTCTTGCTAGTTAAAGAAGTGCCAAGTTGACCGCTTCGTACTTTTGTTTCTGGCATCTTAAAACCTTACTTTAAATAATCTGCAATTAATACATCGCCACTTATCGGAGCCGTTGTCATTGTAATTGTGTTTGTGCTTATCGTGTAATCATTGCCAGCACCGCTTTTCAATCGGATGCCGTTCAAAAACAACTTCAAAGAACCAGCCGTTGGCGTGTTTGCAAGTGTGTAACTTGTGTTCGAACCATTTACCGAACCGCTTGGCGTTTCTTCAGTCACGATATTAGCAACACCAAAAGCACCCGCCGTGTCTTGCACGTATGTTATAGCAGTTGAGCCTAGCGTGCCACCTGTATTTGATGTGCAATAGAACCTGGTATCTGCATTCGTTGCGCCTTGATCGACAAAAACCAAAGTTCCTGTGATCTCATCCCACACGTTCGAATCGCTTGAACGTGTCATTGCAACGCCCGTGCCGTTAAAATCGTAGATTCCGTTTTGGCTTGTTGTTGATTGGTTCTTCAATAACACCCGTTCGCCACTTGTCAAAGAGTGACTGTCGATTGAACTAGGAGCACTCGAAATCGTGACGTCTGCAATACTTGCAACGTGTACGTTTCTGTACTTATAAGCACTTGACAAACCAGCAATTGCAGTATCTACATAGCCCTTTGTTGTTGCATCTGTAGAAGCACTCGGAGTTCCAAGGCTTGTAATGGTTTGATTGCCAAGTGATACGGAACCTGTAAAAGCAACAGAGCCGTCTTTCTTTATAAAGTTCGCACCGTCCGCAAGTTTTGAACTTTCAATACCAGCACCCGCCGTAACTTTGCTGTTATTTATTGCACCGTCTTTTATTTGTCTACCAGCTATTTGCGTTTCTGCCATTGTTTAAACCTTGTAATTTGCACGTAATAAGTCGCCCGTTGCAAGGGAATAAGTAAAGTTTATTGTATTGGTTCCGCTCGTTGTGTAATCAATGCCCTTTGTCGCTTGTATGCCGTTTACAAACAATGCGATTGAATCCGCATCAAAGTTTTGCGCCGTCGTGTACGTTGCATTAATTCCGTTTATTGCACCGCTTGGCGTTTCACCAATTACAAACGAACCGCTCGACGCCGTTAATGTCGAACCAACTTGAATCTTAATGTATTCTGGATTCAAACTTACATCAACATCATTTGTAGACGGTAAGATCGAGATTCTTACAGCATCCGTGTTTGCTGTAACGTTTACGGAATCATTCATGTTGTCACCGTGTCAACTAAATCTACATCCCCACCAAGCCAATATTTGGTGTCACCACCAGCCCAAGCAATTTTAACATCGTACACCAAGCCTTTTTGTGGTGTCAAACTTGCACTACTTGAGGCTGGCAACGATAGCGTAAAAATGCCGTTTGTTGCTGGTGCTTGTATTGCAGTGTTAAAGCTGAATAAAGTTTCGTTTGTGCTCTTGATCTTGCATTGTGATGTGATCGTGGCACCTGTCAAATTGATTGCAGTACCGCCCGTGTATTCAAGATCCACAACAATCGAAAAGGTTTCACCACGGTAAATTGTCAAGTTAAGTTTGTTTCTCATGGATTCTCCGCAAATAATTTGGCTACAAAAGAACCACCAACTGCAAGAAAAAGCAACACAATCGCTAGCCATATTTGTTCACGTAATAAAGCAAAACCACAGCCCGCTATTCCAGCACTTGCAAAAGCACCCGCAACTCTTCGGACAAGTTTGGGCGTTGGTTCGTTCCAATATTCAAAACCAAATTTCATTATTTATTTGCCATAATTGCATAAATCTGATCAAGCCGTGCGTTCACTTTCTCGAACTGTTCATCCATCTTTATAGCATTTTCTTTCTCTGTTTTTTCTAGTTGCTTCACACGGTATTCAAGTTGCGAACTGTTAAACACCGCCCCCGCCGTGTCTTTGATTATCGAGCTAATCTGATTTGCATGGCCGACTTGTGTTTTATTCATGTATCGCAAAAACATTAAAACAATCGTGACCGTGCTTACTAAGCTAGCTAAAATGTTCTTTAAAATGTCTGGTACAAATTCCATTTTCTTTATATATTAAAACAAGGGGTTTGCAATGTTGCGCCCCCCTCGTCTGGAGAAGGAGCATGAGAAGTCTAAACATTATAAGGAATTGTTTTGACAATTCCAAATTAAAAATAAAAAAAGCCCCTAACTTTCGTTAAGAGCTTCTTTAACAGGCAAAGACAAATGAGCTAAATTCTTTTGCACTTACTTAAAAATGCGAACTTCTAAGTGATTGCAATATACGGGTTTTTCTTTATGTAACAAATTAAAAATAAAAAAAGCCCCGAAGGGCTAATGTCGAAAACTCTGGGAGGAGCTTTAAAAAAGTATAAAGTCTGTGATCCTAAAAAAGTTACTTGGATCAATTGCACGCCGTCGCCTCCAAACGCCATCGCCATCGCTTTGACTACCTCTAACACCGCTTGACGTGTTGCCCTCGACCGTAGTGCCCTTGGTGCCGTTCCACTTTTCAACAACACCAGCATGACCAAACAAGGTATTGCCACGACGCCAAACAATGATCGTGCCAGCTGGTAATTCGCCGTTAAATGTATTGGCTTTAATTGTTTTGTTCTTTGTTGCGAAGCTTCTTGCAAGGCCTGACCCTGTGAACGGCAAACCCTTGACGCCAGCGGAATCAAGGCAGAAGTTAACAAAGGCTGCACACCATGGCGAACCCTTTGGAGCCTTTGAAACTTTCTGGAATCTTTGCACCCAGTAACCGCCGTTATTGCCAACTTCTTTGGTGCCTATAAAGCCCCGTGCAATTTCGTACGTCTTATGACTGCGAGAAACACAAAGCGGCTGTGAGTATATTGGCTGTAAGAAACAAGCTGTAAGCAATAGGATTTGAAGAAATGATTTCACGGGTATTCGCCTCTTTAATTAATAATGAATCTACAAACCAAGCGCAACCAATTGCAAGCGCATACTTGCTTAAGCCAAATGCAAAAGTGCTGAATTGCCAATTTGAATTAATGGTAAAAAAGATTGCAAGAAATGCGCCCAAAAATAAGGGCAAAAAAGTCTTAAGAGCTTGCATAAAAAAACCTTAAATGGATACTTGTAAAATTGATACTTTTGAAGTTAATATTTGTTTATATTTCGGTTTGAATTCTAGTGTCGTTAAACCATCGCTGGTGCCCTTTACATAAAGCTCAAAATTTGCTTTTGCGCTTTCTGGATCTATGTTAATTGCATGATCCAAACTTTCAAACACACCGCCCTCACGTCTTGTGATTACTAGCTTTTCTTGTGCACACCTTCTGATCAAGTCATCATCTTCGGAGCCCCATCCCCAGAAGTCATTCGAAAAACCATTCACTTGCATAAAGTCTGCATTCGGAAACATTGTCACGCCCCCAAAATATGTATCGTACGGAATACCCTTTTCAAATTGCGTTGCACTTGCAACCAAGTGCGTTGGGCTTAAGCACGCCGAATAGTCTGCAGTAATTGGTAACATGTCAACATCGTGAAACACGTAGTAATCGGCTTGCACTGAATTATAGCCAACGTTACACAGTTTGCCACGGTTAAACGGCTTACCGTGCTCTTGCTCAACAATCAAGATCTCGAAGTCGTGCCCTTGCATTGTCAAGTACGTGCTCATGTACGGAATAAACTTTTTTAAGTGTTCATGCCTGTCCCTAAAAGGTACAATGATTGCTAATCGCATATTGAGTAGTACTCCGCTTTGTCTTTAGCTTCTTGCAATGTACACTGTCTAAACCGATATTTGATAATTGCTTTGTTGGCTTCTGAAAAGATCGTGAACTTCCAGCCGTTATCGTACGGGATCAAAGTGCAATAGCATTCACTTGAATAGTATATTACTTTGGTCTTGTAACCTGTTTTATATTTTTGCCAATCAAAGAACGGCATCGCATCAAAACGGTATAGTTTCGGCATTGCTAATCGGCTCCACTTTGTTTATTGCACTTAGCTTCACACTTGTAAAGTAAGCAACTTCGCCAGTCGGCTTGTTGTACTTTCTGCCAGTCAAATACACACTTATTGAAACCTCGTCATCTTGCTTGTAACCGTTCAACAAATCGCAAGCTTGGTTGGTTGCTTCGCATCGGATGAATTCCGAATACTTGCCAGATTCAATCCTTAACACAAGATCACGCTTTGAAAACTTTTCGCTAATCTGTTGCACCGCTCCGACTTGTTCAATAGTTCCTTTCAATTCAATCTTACTCATGTCCAATTCCAAATTCTATTAATAAATCTTGCATTTCTTCTTGCGCTGTTTTACCGTTCGGCAAAATCCACGTATGTGAACTCACAGG